ACGTGGGTATATTTAGACCTGTACCACCTGAGCCAGCTCCGGTATTAAGGCCAATACGTAAGGAGCTTCGTCCGTTACGCTTACGTTTTGCTGAGGATGTTCTGTCAGCTGGAGCCTCTGCTTGTCCTTGGGCTGCACTCGCTGATTCTTCAGGAGGTGGAGCGGCTGGAGCAGGAGGGGCTTTCTTCTCGATCTTGGGTGCTTTAGGTTTGCACATTAGCTTCTCCTAGGATGGTTTCATTTTGCTCATTGAAAGCATTACGAAGCTGCCTGATAACCTTCACACTTCCGGCATTAATCCAAACCTGACGCTCTTGTTCTGTCCCATCAGGCGCTCTATCGGGATAGCGTTCTTCAAGAGCAAGTAATAAATCCTCAGGGACTTCGGGTAATTCGTTCATTGAGCTTCCTTTAAAATAAGTGGAGGTTTCTCCTAAGATGCGTGTTAATTAGAGGGGAGAGCTAAGCAGCCCACCCCCAGTCACCTACAAGTCCATTCTGGTTGTAGTCGGTAACACGGCCTTCAAAGAAGTTCTTCTGAGAGTCACCTGAGATAATATGGTCAACCCATTGAAGAGGGTTAGTTTCAATACCCCAGTTAGGTTTTAAGCCAAGTTGGACAAGTCTTCTATCAGCAATGAAGCGTATGTATTGTTTAACGTCTTCAACGGTAAGCGCCTTAGGCCCACCTAAGTTAAACGATAGGTAAATGAATCTATCCTCAAGCCAGACACCCATACGGAACATATCGTAGATAGCTGTTTTGAAGCTGTCTGTTACAACGTGCGGGTTTTCTTCAAGATGCTTACGGAAGAGTGCTGACCAAAACTCCACGTGCTTTGTCTCATCACGGATAGACCACTCAACCGCTTCGCACATGCCTAGCATCTTTGAGCCAGCCTCAGGACGTTGGTAGTTGAGTAGCTGAACGAACGCAGAGAACAAGCTCATACCCTCGTTCATTACAGTACGAGCTAAACTAAGGCCCATCCATTCTTCTTTTGTGTAGCCTTTGTCCCTGCTAAAGTCGTTCATAAACTCAGCTTTGTCAGCCATTTCCACATACTCAAGAAACGCTGAATACTCACTATCAGGGAATCCTAACGTATCACTGAGTAACGCATAAGCCCTCATGTGTGTGGACTCACGATTAGCTATAGACAATATTCCCATTCGAGCTTCGTTGTTCTTGAAGTAGGGCAAGAAGACCTCTACGTGAGAGCCTCCAACAATCTTATCTGACTGAGTAAACAGTCGAAGTATCTGAGTGATATGCTCTTTCTCTACACTGGTTACCGTACCGTCTTTCCATTGGTTAACGTCACGTTGAAGGGAAAGCTCCCACTCTCCCCAAAACATTGCCTCATGGTCTACAGCGTGTTTAACAAACTCAGGGTATTGGAAAGGCTTATAGCTAGTTGATAGTTCGTTTAACCCTGACATGCTAAGCACTCCTCTTCTGCTTTGTAGTCCTGTAACGCCACGCGAGTAGCTTTGATTGACACCTTATCTGCTGTTGCGCCTGACGTTGTACGCAAGTAATACAGTCCTTTAAGTTTGGCTTGGAAGGCCATAAGGTGAACCTCGTTTAAATACTTACGGTCTGTTCCATACGGGAAGTAAAGGTTTAACGATTGGCCCTGACAAACGAAAGGCTGACGATCACCTGCATGACTCACTACCCAACGCATATCTAACTCGAAAGCTGTTTTGTAAATCTCTTTCGTATAGTCATCAATGTAGGTCAGGTGTTGTACTGAACCCTCGTTAAGTAATACTGATTGCCATTGCTCCTCAATCCAGCGAGAGTGCCACTTGAGAATCTCTGGTGTGTACGGATTGATACCGTCTTCTTTCCACCAAGGCATTACGTCAGCAAGGAACCACTCCTCAAACTTAGTCTCGAACTCACGTTGTAGGTAAGGATTCTTAACTAAGTGTGAACCAGCACGAGTGCGTTGTGTGAAGGCATTACTACGCAATGGCTCAATCGAAGGTGAAGTGCCACAGATTAGACCTGAGTTAGCGTTAGGCGCGATAGCAATTAGATGACTGTTACGTCTACCTGTACCTTTCATATCAGGAGCTTCACCGCGTTCCTTACCTAGCTCAAGTGTTGCCTCAGTTGCTTGCTCGTGAATGTAACGTGACACAGTTGTGTTAAGACTTTTCGCCATAGGTGATTCCCATGGGATATTTCTTGATTGCAACAAGTGGTGAAAGCCCATCTGACCTAAGCCTATCGCTCGTTCTTGTTTCGCTGAATGAACAGCTTTGCGTAAGTGAGCAGGAGCGTTGTAGATGAAGATTGTCAGGACGTTATCTAAGAAGCGAACCCAACGTTTAATAAAGCCTTTGTCGTGTTTCCACTCGTGATACTTGGCGAGGTTAACACTTGATAAGCAGCACACGGCTGTACGTTGTTCGTTTGTTGCCAGGTGAATTTCATTGCACAGGTTTGAACCGTGAATACGTAAGCCTAAGGCTTTCTGTGTTTCCGGTAGATACTCGTTAGCAATGTCGATGAAGTTAAGGTAAGGCTCACCTGTTCTAAAGCGACACTCTAGGATCGACTCCCACAAAGATCGCGCTTCAACTGTTTCTCTGATTTCGTTGGATGATGGACAACGTAGGTCAAAAGTAGAGCCAGCAAAAACAGCAGACATAAAATCATTAGTGATGTTAACTGCGTGGTGGACATTAAAACATTTCCTGTTTAGGTCACCTCCAGTTGGGAGGCGTAGGTTAATAAATTCAACAATGTCGGGGTGTGAAATATCTAAGTAAGCAGCATAAGAACCCTTACGAGTTTTACCCTGACGGAAGCCCTCTACAGCACTGTCACTTATCTTGATATGAGGGATAGGCCCTACAGATTTATCAGACACAGCACGTACACTACTCCAGTGGCCACCAAAACCACCACCCATCATAGATAACCATGCGAGTTCCTGTTGGTGCTCTACCAGTCCTTCCCTCGTATCAGGCACGTAGCCTAGGAAGCAGCTGATAGGTTGAGCTTTTGGTTTACCTGTTGAGGTTGGAGAGGGGGCGTTACTTTGGATAGGGCTTGAATACATCGCCCATCCCCGTGATACATCGTCGTATATTTCTTGGGCTAACTTTAGGTCACCCATGCAGTAAGCTAAAGCTGGTCGAGCGAAAGCTTGTTGGATAGTCTCACCTTCAAGCATATAAAAGCCCCGAAGTAAATCTACTGCGAGGCTATCTAGGCGTGAGGTTCTGGTGTTATCTAAAGTGAGACCATAGTAATTCTCATGGTTCATTCGTTTCCTTTGGTAGAGGTTTAGTTATCTTTAACGAAAACCCCGTCAGTCATTTTTCCGGTACGCTTGCTGATCTTTTCGTAAGCAGCTTGAACACATTCAGAAGCAGTAAGGTTATTCAGTCGGGCTTGGATGATTGCGGTAATGATCACGTCACCTAACTCAAGTTTAATTTCGTCAGGTTTATCAGCCATCAACGCTTCATAGAACTCGTCTACTTCTTCGTCCATCTTTTTGAACTGCGATAGTGAGTCACTGTGTTCGATGATCCCTTTAGTATTGGCCCATTCAATGACCAGCTTCTCTAGTGTTTCAAACATCAAGTACCTCCTCTGCTACTTTTAAAGCTTCTTCCATATCTTCAAGCTGAATAGCTACAAACGCTACACAAGCTATAGCTACGATTAAAGAACCGATCTCCCCTTTAGCTTCGTCAGGGATATTGAGTTGCTCTACTCTGTTTCGTGCCTTTAGTAAAAGAGAGTCTGTTTTACTTTCTAATGCTTTAACTTCTTTCACGCTGCTTCCTTCATTTGTTCAGCCATGTCATTTATATCCATCATGGCACAGTGCTCTAATGTCTCTTCAAGGATTAGTAACTTGTCTTCATACCACTGAGCTTTCTTCAAGTCCTCGATACCGTTCTTGGTGTTGTATCTCCAGCGATACTTAAAGCTGTTACCTCTCAAGTAACCACGCACCTCATTGACAGAGAGCATGGAGATCATGGCCTCGAAACACTCAAGGTTCGTTGACTTGAAAGGGGGAGGCATATCGTCTAGTAACGCTGTACGTACAAGGTGCGTGGTGCGGTCGATGGTGGTTTTGTAATGCGAGGGTTGTTTTACGTTGTCAGACATATCTACTGCGGTGTCCATAGAATTACCTTTTTGTTTTTGAAGTCATAATCTGAGGCCCGACATATACGAGCTACTCTCGCTTGTGTCAGTGCTTCCTCTTCACCTAAGCCAGCTTTCGCGTAGTTACTTACGATTGCTTCCCATACGCTTTCCTTCTCGACCTTTCTCCAACGGTTCTCCGTGGTGTCTTTACGTGGGCCTGACTTAAAGGTGTGCTCGTACTGCTCCCATCCAGTTAGGTTCTCAACAATATCTCTTGCTGTTTCCATACCGACATTAGGGCAACCTGAGTAACCATCCGTCACATCACCAGCTAAGGCTTGCATCAGGTGGAACTTGTCAGCCTCCTCAGGTGTTACCTCGAAGACACCACGCTCAGGGTGATTGGATTGGAAGTGATAACCTGCGATTGTCTGTAAGTCTTTATCCTTGGTGATAATGATTTTCTTACCCTTCAACTTAGGCCATGACGCTAGAATCCCTAGCACATCGTCAGCTTCTAAAGTTGGTTTGATGTAAGTCTTGTAGTTATCAATAAGGTGTTGCTTGAGAAGGTTCAGGATCATCGGTCGTCTTACGCCTAAACGGTTACCTTTATAGGTAGGTAGGACTCCAGTTCTCCAGTTCTCTTTATCAGTGAGACAGACAATCAACTCGTCTGAATCTGTAGCATCCTTGAGTTGTTCCATACGGTC